TGCCTTGAGCGATATCAAGATCGGCTACCGGATAAGTTCCGCCAATGTTGTTGGGGCTTAGACAAAGCATTGACACTGTATTAACACCCAAGTTATAATCTCCACCGTTGTATGGAGTTAATGGGTAGTTGGAAACGAAAAACTGGGACTTCTTGCGCTCACGACTTTGGTCGATAACAGAGCGAGCAATTGTCTTAACAGACTTAACGCCCAGACCACGACGCTTGCGATACATTCGTCGTTTGGGGGCTCTTCGAGATCGGGGTTTGGGGGCATATACCATATCTGGATTTTATATAATTTGTTGAGAAAAGAATATAAAGATATTTAACGCAAAATGCCTAAATATTCTATCTTTATATGGTTTCTTTGACAAATAATAAAATCGTGGGCGAAAAAGATGTGAACGTTCCGTCCCCATCTTTTTCGCCCACGGAGCCGGAATCCCATAACTTTAGGAAAAGTTATCCAGTTATATATTATATAATGAATTCCGTCAAAAATTTCTTTTCTCCTAAAAGTGAGCGTAAGTGCTCGGAGGGTAATACTATAACCTCCGAGCAAACCGGTCCGCCTAAAGGACGATCCAGAAAGTGGTGCTTTACCAGTTTCAAAATGGATAAAGACCCACTCGAAAAACTTACTGACATAGACTCAGTCCGATGGCTAATTTGGGCTCCAGAAATTTGCCCTGAAACAAAGAAGGACCATTGGCAGTGCTTTGTTTATACTCGAAACGAGATATCATACAGGAAATTACAGAATATTTTTGGTGGCGAGAAATTTAACTGTAGAATGGCTAATGGAACTCTGGACGAGCAGATTAAATATATTCAGGGTCCGTATGAGAAGGATGGGAAAAAGAAAGATCTCAACCCTGACTTCAAAGAATATGGTAAAAAACCAGAACAAGGATTAAGGCGAGACTTGGATCAAGTTCGTGATTCAATAGTAAATGGGACAGATGTAGACGAAATCTGTGAATCAAATCCTATACTGTATCATCAATACGGTCGCACGCTTAACCGTCTCGAAGATATAGCCTTAAGACGTAAGTTTCGTACCGAAATGACGCAAGGCATTTGGCTGTATGGAGGGACTGGAGTAGGAAAATCACACGAGGCGTTTCAGAATTTTGATCCTGATACACACTATGTTCTTAATCATCGAGATAAAGGCTGGTGGGACGGTTATAAAGGACAGGAAACCGTGATTATAAATGAATTTCGAGGAAATGATATTTATACGTATGACTACATTTTAGAATTATGCGACAAGTATCCTATGACTGTGTCAAGGCGGAGTCGTGAACCGTGTCCGTTTCTTGCTAAAACGATCATAATTACCAGTAGCCTTCACCCTGCTGATGTATTTTGGAGGAGAAATGAAAAAGATAATTTGGACCAATTAAAACGGCGATTTGTAATTAGGGAATTAACCAGATAGTAAAACTTTGTTGGAGACAACTGCGAATCATCGGAACCAAACGCCCACGTTCGTGGTCGTTTCGCCCCGGACGCTACGCTATGATTCTTATACCTAAATATCGAATTTAATTCGATATTTAGCCAGTGAAACCTGAGCCGGGAACCGGTTTTAAGGGTATATGTTATTAAGCATCTGTGTATTGTAAACAGCATTCAGCGTTTACAGTTATGTTTCTTGACGAGGTTGTAGCCAGACCGTTTGCAGGGCAAATCATCCACCACATCCATAATTGTCTGGTGTTAGGTGTATTGTCTGTCCCACCCCTGGGATATTTTACCGTCTTTATTAAATGTTTCGTATAATCAAAACTGGTTTTGATGTTATACTTAAAGTCGTTATTTGTATAATACTGTTGAGTCGGAGCATTCGCCGTACCAAAGTACTCGGCGTTGCCTATTTTATAAGTCCTTCGATTAAATACTGCGTATCTCGAACGATTAATTTTTTTGAATGTGTCAATTGCTTGACCAGAGGGAGCAGTAGCCCCACCATCTGACAAAAAGAAATTAGGTAAAGTTGCACTTGGTTGACCGTTGCCTGTTGTCCGGTCATAACCAATAAATACTTGCAGTATCATTGGCTGTGGTTCATAATTGTAAGTAGTATTATACCCATTTGGGACGAAATAAAGCCTGACATCCCCCTTTTTTACAGTAATGTTTTGTCCTACACGTTCATTGGAAGCGGTGCCTTGAGCGATATCAAGATCGGCTACCGGATAAGTTCCGCCAATGTTGTTGGGGCTTAGACAAAGCATTGACACTGTATTAACACCCAAGTTATAATCTCCACCGTTGTATGGAGTTAA